ACCACAAACACCAATTTGTTTAGTTCTTATCCATCTATCCGCAAAATAAGTGTCAGCGGTTCCTGTGTGTGCAACCGTACCAATTCCTCTTTGCCAAATATCAAACCCACCGTTGATTAAAATATTAGTAGTGTTTGCACCTGTTGTTGTCTGTGCATAACCACCGCCACCTACCGTATCACCAGATCCTCCACCAGCGACTATAGCGGCAGTGTATGCTGCTTCTGATCTTGATGTGTTATTGAATGCGTCACTACTAGGTGTTGAATACCCTTGACCAAATCTACTATTGAAGAATAGAATATGATTTCCCATTTTCAATGCAATTGGAGAAAAACTTCCGTCTGCTGGAACTAAGTCTGTAAGGAATCCAATACCAGTCCCATCTGCTATTGGGTATAACAATGTGTCAGTTCCAGACCAAAATGTGTTAGTGGCTACTCTAAATTCATCATTATCATTCGACATACCATACAAAAGTAGTTCGTGTCCACCACTAACCTGTCTGACAACAATACCAATCATTCTAGATTTATTCACAGGTGATAGTAATTCATAAACACCCTCTTCATTCTGAGATACAATTTGTCCTATGGTAAAACCAGAAGAAGCAATAGTTCTTCTAACAGAAGATGGATCTCCTGTTGATCCACCACCACCACCACCACCAGAAGCAACAGTGTTTATTTCCTGACCTCTGTAGTTGACAAAAAGACCTCTATCACCCGACAATCCAACTAAAACTGGTTTGGAAATATGACCATCTGTTGATGGTTCTATTGTTGTAATATTTCCTAAATTTGTTGGAGATATAAAATAAGGACATCCTACAGAGAGAGCAGCAGAAGTATCATTCACACTAGTAAACGAACCTTCAACTTCTCCATTAAAGGTAACTTCAAAGTCTGAATCTCCATTCACTCTAGAGATCATACCAACTGCCTCTGCGAAAGTAGATCCTCCAGATGCAATTGCCAGTGTGTAACCTGTGGTATCATTACTGCTTGCACGGACTACTTTACCGAAAGAAAAGCCATGAGAGATACCAGAAACTCTTCGTTTATTTACACCCTTTAGAATATCAACTCGACCGTCACTAGATCTTATACGAATAATTTCACCAGCAAGGGTAGTTCCAACTGGAATTGCATCTAGTTTATGCTCATTTCCTACAATTAAATCTGTTGCCGTCTGTTTAAACGAGAGGGTCTTTCCGTTTGTTTCACCGAACATAATTTTCTGTATGGAAGCATTGGCAAGAGTTCCACCACCAATTAGTTTGAGGTCTTGATTAGTAAACCAAGATCCTCCCACATTTAAGAAAAATGGAGCAGTGGTTCCTGAATTAAAATTAGGTCCAGTGAATGATCCAACCACCATACCCGCAGTCGCAGAACCTGAAACTGGACTATCGTCTCCATTAACGTTCACCAGTCCATTTGGAAAGGAAACCTCGCCGGCAGAAGAGAAACTAACACTACCTGTTACAACCAAATCACCACCAACCGTGATACCCTTTGATATAGTATCAGATACTTGCATAGCATAAGTACCGCCGACACCACCACCAGCAACGCCGCCGGTTACATCTAGTCCAACTCCTGCACCAATATCATAAACTTTGAGTAGGTTTAATTTGGCAATTATTTGATCATTTGTTAAATTACGCCAATCGTTGATCGTGTCTCCTAAAGAGACAAGAGCAATTTGTCCTGTATTTCCTGTAATATCGGCCATTAGTTTTCCCTGTGTTTATTTATAATCAACGATTATCCGATGATAGCAGTAGACTCATCAAAAGCCCAATAATATGATCCATTTTTATATTGTGCAATCGGCACAAAGAACTGAGATTGTTTTCTTTTAAACTGATTGGTTCTTAAAAAACCACCCGTAGAATTTAGGGTTATACCATATGCATATCGTGTCGCTCCGGGACCCCCACTATTTTTAAAATCTGTTCCTACTGGATCGAACAGCGTATCATCCTCTATGGTGCTTACTGATTTTATCTCCACATCAAATCCCACATAATGTTCTTCTTCAGGAGCAGTTATTTGTTCTGTATAAATTCCACTATGCTCAACGTTAGATGGTGGAATCGTAATCCAGAAACCATTTGGAATCTCAAATCCAGATGCTACAAGAGAAAAGTTCGTAAATAATTGTGTATTTTTAGAAATACTGAATTTATGAGTGCCTACGTTTACTGATATTGGTGAGGTCGAAGAATTCAAAGACTCTTCTTCTAAATCAATTCTGGGCTGTCCGTGTTTAAACAAAGTTCTATTCGTAGTAGAAATTTGATAAAGAAGAGTAGTTTGTAGTTCTAATAATTCTCTAGACTGCAATGCATATCCTGGCAAGAAACCTAAAGAAAGGTAATTCTTCGATGGCGTCCACGAATCGTTATACGGTGCTACGTCGAAAAAACTATGATACCAAGATTGATTTGCCATTTATTTTTCTCCTATCACTGCACTAGAGTGATTTTGCAGAAGAACACTTGTCCTTCTAATATATTGAATGTGTTCTTGTTTATGTATAAGAGATCTCCCGAACCAACCTTCAGTAGTGGTTGAGTTACTTGTTCGACTGCAAACGTAGCATTAGTAGCCGAAGTAATAATATCAGAAGTAGTAAATGGTCTCAGAGAACCAGTAGTATACAAGTCTGCCTTAGTGCTTGAACCACCACCTGCAAATGCATTTGGTCTCAAATCAATAACAGTTGACTTAGTTCTATCTGCTGCTATTTCTAATGTTGAATTTGGAAGAAGTCTTGTATCTGTAATTTTCTTCGCTGTTGCAATTTGAAAACCGCCGCCACTATCATCTCTAATTTTTAAAATAGGAGTTTGTCTAATGTTTAATTTAATATTTGTTCCATAACCCAACTCCGCCCCTGCAATTTTTCCTGCAAGAGTAGTTCCCTCAGAATATACAGGATTAGCGATTAATCCAAACGCAGCCATCGTTATGCCATTTGGTAATGCTCCAATAGATTCGTTTGTCTGAGATACATTTCCAGCAACCATGAGAGTTCTTGCTTGAAGAGTTGTTCTAGGATCGGTTGACAGATCCTTATTCACATCTCCATATGAAGTTTCTACTGTCATTATATCTTCGACTGATGCTGTGGTTACATAATCTCCATTTGAATTAGGGGAATCTAAAAGGCGTATGCCACCTCCAATGTAATCTTTTCCTTTTTCATCAATCGAATATCCAGTTAACTGAAAACCTTTGCCGGCAACAGGTGTTGTTCTCAGAGAAATTGACCCAGATGTTCCCATCCCGATAACTTCTGTTCTTGGCGTTGCTGTATCAAAATAGATATTTTTACCTGCGTCAATATTAACACGAAGATCATTGATAGATCCTCCAGTGGCTGCTATTTGATTTTGCTGCTGTCTAAATTTTGCACTAGTTTTGTTTGTTATTTCCACATCAGGATCTACTGGAGCAGGGACTGGTAACCACTTTGTTGTTAAAAAATCAATGTCTTTATCACCTACACTATACATGTATTTCCATGTATAATTATCAGCGAGAGTGAACGGCTCAGTATCAATTCTAGTTGGTTTTATTGTAGATGCTACTTGATTCCTTAAAAATCCAGTTTCACTATTCTTAATACAGAGATATACATTAAAATCATCTGTCATAACATATGGCTGATATTCTAATTCAATAGAACCAGTAAAACCAACTTGATAGTTGTACATATTTTTAGTTGAATCAAACCCGCTGTAAATTGTTCCCGAAGTCCAATTGATTCTTGGTACTACTGATGATACTTCATCGGGTGTTATTCTATCTAACATTACAATATTTTCGTAAACTTTTTCAGCAGAAGATAAAGAGTCTGGCTCTACGTCAGTGGGTGTACCTTCCTTTGCAACAAAGAAGAAAATCTGATTCTGCGAAAACATATTTGTTTGAAGAGTTGATGTCATCAAGGCTCTTAAACCAGCAATGCTGGTATTTTCTGGTGTTGCAAAACTTGTATTTATGTTACTGGTCATTATTTTCCTCTTATGCTAACGTACAATTGGTCAGTAATTCAGTCGGATCATTTGGAGAACTATTGGCACCTTTAGTTGGATCAGGAACTAATGATTGAATCTGTCCAAGTATCATGTCACCAAATGCAGTTCCAGTTGTTGGTCCAATCGCCCATGTATTTGGGTGATTGAAGACTGTCCACAATGTATATCCTCTACTATTGGCACTAATATATGTATCTTCTGTATAAGTGTATCCACTTGCTCCTGCTGCTGCTCCAAAAGTATATCCAATTGGAAACTTGTCGGGATCGTGTTTTGCTGTACCACAGTTTACTGTACCTGTTATACCAAGTGGACTGTATTTGAATGGATTGAAACCACAAGGAAACCAATCATATCCCGGTTGAAATACATTACATGTTCCGTTAAATGGATCTCTTGGATTTAATACCGTATTAAATTGATATGCCAAGTAATGACCAACTAACATAGGTTCAACATATCCTGTATCAATCGGACCTGGCGCAGCAGGAACATACACATCTGGCCCTACATTATTAAACAATAAAAATCCAGAAGGATGTGCAATTTCACGAACTGCTGATAAATTAAATTTTCCCTGATCATCATCTGTTGTTGCTTTAACAACATACGAAAATTCTTGGTAATATTTATCTCTAAATCTAACCCCATCACTAAGCAAACTTCTGCTGTCTTTCCAATAACCTTCGTATTTATTTCCTATAGCATCTGAGTCATCCTCTAGATTAGGAACCCATATAGAATCAGACAAAAATAACAGTTGAACTTTAGGATAATCGAAATCAATTTCGGCTGGATCTAGATTATAAACAGAAGAAAGAATAAACCTAATAGATTCTTCGGTTCCTTTGGTAAGATAAAATTGTCTGACGAAAGACAAAAAACGTCTGAGATCTACGATTGAATTGGACGGATCAGACCAATTGAATTGACTATTTTCTGGCCATAATTTAGCAAGTAATTCTTTATGGTGTGATAATAGATCGTTACTGACAGTATTTAAATCCATAAGATATGGAATTTTATCAATCCCGTTTGAGATTCCTAACCATTCAAAGTAGGCCTCTATAAACTTAACATAAAGATCATAGTTTTCTACAACGTGACTTGGTAAACGATCTTTAATGTAGAAAGGAAACCGAGGAGTAACAACATCAGAAGCAGAGGTGTTTCGTTGGAATTGATCATTCCTACGTTCTTCGCCAACATTTTTTTCAAATTTTTGGAATTCTGAGTCGGTTGTTGTGATCATTGGCTTAGTCCTATTGACCCAATAGTTCCTAGTTTATATGTTGCCTGCTTTAACGCTTTTACTGATTTGGTTGTGGGAACCATGTGAATAGTCAAATCCTTTGTTCCTGCATCAGCCTTGCCTTTGCCTGCATCCCAATCAGAAAAACCTAAAATTGAAATATTACCTGTATTGTAATCTACTGTCCCTAACCTATAGTTAAATATTCTACCGGAGTTTAATCCACCGAATATAATAAAACCGTTTCCATCATCACGCAAGAAACCAACATTTTCTGGTTCAGCCAGCGATTCGTTTATATAGAATAGATCTGTAAACAAACTTTCTGGTACTACACTATTTGCAAAAGATATGTACAGGTTTCTATCGATACTTGTATCCGTATAAGTATCATTACTAAAAGAAGATGATATATCAATATCGAGATCAATAGATCGGATCGCTGGATTTTCCTCTACAATTTCTGATGTTATTTTACTGTAAGGTAATATGCCCCTAAACGAACATGCAGGATTGTAGTTTAAAATTTTAGTTTCTGCTATTTCTCGTAAACCAATACCTGAAGAATTTATAGTCGGATCATAAACAAGGGTTCCTGATGTAATGTTAACATCATAACATTGTCTATCCTTAAACTCAGGAAGAATACCGACTACTGTTTTCTCTTGTAACTTGGCTGCAAAATTAGAAAGTTCTTCGGCACTAAATGTTGTGCCACTCGCATCTTTAATTGTTGATAAGAAAAGCCTTCCATATTGTGGTGGATTGTTCTCTTCACCTCCCCATGCAGTTGCATCATATACTTCTGGATTATCTACTTTAAATACAATTTCGGCATCATTTGCTGTAACTGCTCTGTTTTGTGCTTGGAAGTAAGAAGGAGCATTTCTTCTAATACTTTCTGCATCTTCTCTCTCCTGTCCACCGAAAGATGCAGTTATAACTTCGATGGTAAGACCTTCTGAGGTAAACGAGTTCTCTCCGTTAGCATTATTAATACCATTGGGTGTAAGGTATAATGCTCTGACATCAGAACCATCTGGAACTACTTCACCGTATGTACCATCACCGAATGATAATTCATATGCACCAGAGAAAATTGGATCAATAAAAAATACTTTGGATGCAGGGCCAAGGGCAGAAATTCTATCTGCTTTTTTGTACTCAACTCCACCAACAGAAACTCGTACTGAAGATATGTCTACTTGTTCTGGTAGAATAATCTTACCGAAGGAGTAGTTTGTGTTTGTTGTTTGACTGTTCGTTGAATTCTGATATACAGTAACTTGACCTGAGAATCTACTACCATCAGCCCCCAATGTAGTTTGAGATATCGTAGTAAAAACATAACCTGTATCTGCCCCTTGAAAAACAGTACCAACAGGAACTGATGTCTCGTCGGAGGTTATTTTTAATACTGCTCTAGAAGCAATTCTGGATCTCGGAGTATAACCAACAAGTCTTGCCAAAGACATTAAGGAATCTCGTTTTTGTGCAGAGTCAACAAAACTTTCATTAGCAAGAAAGTTTGTATATGTAGAAAAGAAGGCTGTATTATATGCCAACAAATCTATCATAGTAGACAGAGCAGATCCAGTAAAATCATAATCAGTGAACTCTGGTTTGGTTTTTATAAAATCAGTAAGTGATGTTTTGACTTGCTCAAAGTCAGTTTTACTTAAATTGATAAATGAGTCGGCCATATTATTTTACTCTCTCTATGGTTATATCGATTGTATCTTGTGAATCTAGATAGTTGTAATTAATACTTACAGTAAGTGTAGAACTCACTTCATTAAATCCTGTTAAAACTTCAAGCAACGTTACTCTTGGTTCTGCTTCATTGATTAGATTTATAATACTGGTTCTTAACTCGCCTAGAATACCTTGACTAAAATTAGAAAACAATGTATCATACAAATTAGCACCCAGAGAAGGACGAAATGGTCTTTCATAATAATTAGTCAACACTAAATTTCTTAGTGATTGTTTTATTGCGTTATCATCGAATTTACGAGAGACATCACCATTCGCTGCTTTGGCGAAATTAAAATCTATATCAGAATATCGATACCTATCTGTTACTTTTGCCATATCTTATGTATGCCTTATTATTGCTGTTCGGAATCTTGAAATCCTTTATTTGGATCGAATGGTAAACTGTCTCTATTCAGTCTAACCTTCATAGCATCTCTTTTACCAGTGAAAGTTCTTCTGATTCCTGTAACAAGGAAACGTCCTGATGAGGTATTTAAATTTTCATCTCGAACTGTTTGTCCTGGCGTTATTTCTATAGATGGACTTAGTGGAATATCAACTCCAACAATCATACCAATTTCTAGATTTATATCCATTGGTAAAGTTATCTCGATTTCTTGTGACTGAATTAGATTCATCTGGGCTCGTCTATACATCAATTGGTGTTCAGGTGTTGACCAATATCGGTTCCAAGCGTATGTACAGTATTTGGCATACTCAAGTGATTTAGATGACTCCAGAACAACGTTATCTGTACCACCTTTTTCGCCACCAACACAAGTACCACCACAGTCTAAAAATCTTTGCCAGTCTTCCTTATTATATACGGGAGCCGATTGATCATATAATCCCAAGTTTCTGTTTGGAACATAAGCCGTATTTGCTCCCTGTTCTGCAAGAACACCTCGAAGGACGGCTGTGGGGGCCTTGTCGGTGCCAGGATTTCCTAATTGATAATTAGTTTGACCAACAACTCCATCGCTGCCCGTAGTATAAGGACTTGTTCCAAACTGTTTTAGGATGCTAATGTAGTTACTATCTATCCAATTATTTTTATAATCGTGTGTGAAGAAAGGCGCAGTTCGGATGATTCCATAATCATAGGGTGAACCATTAGAATACCTATCAGGCCACTTTACTTCAACTTCAGATATTTCCCATTCAACTACTTTCCAAGAATAAAATAGTACATTTCCTTGACCACCGCCGCCGAAGGTGCCGTCATCACCGGTCCCCTCCTGCTTGACTAATTCCTCTACTTGCTTTGACACATATGGAACCTGAATAGTATCACCTTGATAATCATATTGACCACATAATTGTGGTATAGCACAAGTTTTTACAAAATCATACATTCTGTTTGTTACATATTCTACTTCAATGTTCCTCTCAAAACCCCTTTTACTTCCTACCAGTATACCGTTTTGACCATCGGAATCCGGATTGATACCGGAGCCAAATCCTCCCGTGCCAAACAAACATCTACAATCATTTTCTATCCCTTCTCCCGAGCCAAGACCCCCTTGGTTCTGCTGACCCCCTCCGAAACCGCAATCAGGATCGTTGCAAGTTTGAATTTCATCAATACTAGTTGTCTCCCAATTAAAGAATATTAGATGAGAAGGAATACCTTCTAATAAACCATCACCGCCCATCTGATCAAATATACTATTACCAAACGGCGTCGTGGAGGTAAACGAGGACCCGCCGCCAGACGACCATCCCAGTTGATTCTCCCAGCCGTTTTCGGATGCCGTTGCTTGATATGGAAGGGGAATAAATCCTGAAGAATCATATTCATAAAAGTCTTTGAGAAAGAGAGTACTCTCGAAAAATTGAAAAGTTGTATCATCGAGGTAGGTGGAGGACCTATTAGGTCCAACATCAAAAAATCCCATAAACTCTTTAATATTAGGTAATCCAAATATCGGATTGATCCAATACCCATTCCAAAACATGTTATTATTGAAATTAATAGGATCACCATGCCATCCTCTGATTGCAGGTGAAACATATTCTGGTCCTAGATGTTCTCTAACTAAGCCACACTCTGATGGTATTTCTAAAAATTTATTTTTGATAGTAACACAATCAACAGGCAATTCATCATAAGGAAGTAGGGGTTCATCTGTAAAGCATCTTGGATATTCAAGCCCCTGAAACTCTTGATCTAAAAAAGGAATTACATTAGATTCAAATATTGGTAATGTGGTTGGGTCTACAGGAAGCCCCCCTAATCCCGCGGTGAAGTGTGTAGTTCTAAGATCTCTTCTCTTAGCCGTACATATACTCATATCATTTAACTCATCAGAGAACGAGTTATTATAGAAACCTATTATCCTATTTTCTATACACAAGTCATCTGTTACATAATAACCTCCATCTGGATCTAAAGGAGTGCCAGGAACAAATTGTCTGCACGATAACTTAATATCATTATCAAAATATTCTTGACCTAGATTAGTTATAATAGCATCATAATTTATACTTAACGCTTCATCTCTGCTTATACAATACTCGCAAAATTTATTATCCGGTCCTCTACCAAGTTTACCTTCTCCTGATTCTAACGTATTAATTCCTGCTTCTATTATAAGGTTGTGTTCATAGAATAATCTTTGAAGACATACTTCATAATACTCTCGTAGTGCCTTAATTATAGGCGTTTTAATTTTATCATGAACGGTTCTAAATTTAGCACCATCTAAAGTTGTTTGATTTAAAAACTGACTCTTGAAATATTCTTGGGGATTTAACATCCTCCATTGATTATTATAATAAGTTCCCGTCCCGCGTGGATCTGCACTGGAGTATGCAGAATTCACCGGCGACGAAGCGTTCATTGAATCTATAGTTCCCAACCAACTTTGATTACCTACACCCGAGTTTAAATACTTAGGTGGAATTTCAAGAAAACTAGGATCAGTATATTGGGTGCTTAAATTTATTTTGTCTGGAAGAATAGGATACTTCTCTACTTTTGACCATTTTTTATGATCCTCTAGATAATCGTATGTTAAACCTCCTTGAATAATTGCTTGTTCGTCTAGGACTGTTCTTCCTATGGATGTGTTTAGCCCAGATGGATCCATTACTTTTTGAAGTCCTTGCATACCCGATGGTAGAGATAGATAATATGCAGCGAATGGATTCTCTGGATTTAATTCATAATAAACAACTTCAGAAGATAAAGCCTGCATGTTTAGTAGATCCATAAAATCTACTTGCTTTTTTACTTCCAATTCAATAACTCTATCATATCCACCATTTTCATCGGTAGCCGGATTAGCAACGGAGTGACTATAACTTCTATCTAATTTAGGTTCTCTGAGATAACTATCGATAGATCTAAAATGCCACCCTCGAAGATCGTTCCAGCAAAGAAAGTTTGCCGCATTTGGATTTTCTTTAGAGACAGAGTTTTCAGCAAGTTCATTTAGGACTTCAAAAATTTGCTTAGGTCTGGCATCAGATCGACTCATGTCTCCTCGACTATAATTATTATTCCACCAGTAATTATTATCAACAACATTAGTATTATTCCTATCATCTAAATATGAAGGAATAAAATTCAGCCAGTTTGCAGTTGCTTCGATATCGAGTATTGGCTTATTAAGAAATTGCTTGTCGATTTTTATATCTTCAGCAAATAAACCTGCCTGAAATAACTTGTTAACGAAACCAACATCTTGATCTATAGGACTATCTTCGCTTTCATTATCGATTTGTAAAGATGTTTCTGTAGCAATTGGACCAATGTGTTGATTGTTTAGGTGCTTTTCTAGTTTAACAGAATCTATTAAATATTGGTATGTTGTAAAGTTTAAGGAATATGTTACCAGTGTGTTTGCTTCACTTGTGTTTGATGATATTTTATATACTTTGAATGTATTGGTAATTGGATACTGAGCGTATCCTTCGGTATTGCGATCTCGTTCTGAAGCATCTATCGTAAAAGTTAACCATTCATTTCCTACAAGACCACCCAGTTCACTCAACCATCCACTTTTATCTGCGACTACAAGAGATCCACTCATGCTTGATGTAAACATATCTTCTGTAAAGTCTAAACTAATTAAATCACTATCAAGGGATACCCTGACCTCTTTTCCATCACCGGATGAGGTCTTGTCTTGTGATATTATTATACTACTCAATTCACCTTGAAATGCTTGGCCCATTTTTTATTCCACTTCATTAAATTGTTAATCTGCTTCTATTTGCGCCGGGAGATGAGGTTATCCTAGAATTAATTCCAACAGAAGGAAGTTGACTTAGTAATTTAGCAGCCTCTTTATATGCTTGTTCTTTTAACTCATTAGGAAACACTTTAATGTTTCTCTTTAAATCTGTTCTATATTCTTGTGAATATTTTACAGATCTAAAATAAATACTATAAGCATCGTTGTTTGGAAATTGGATGTACTTATATAAAAGTGTAGTGGTTAAATTAGTAGAACCCGTTGAGGGATCTAAAATCTTTTCATCTGGAGTATCTATAGAACTTCTCGAAGTGAAAGGACTAAGGGCTCTACCATCTTCAGTTTCAAAACCAGATATTGTAGTGTCTGGTGTTCGTACTAACTTAGCCTCGTGTATGTTAACTAATTCATTGTCAGTATTTATCACGCCAAATAAATCTCCTTCTTGAAGACGCACACCCGAAGAATTTATTATATCAATATCTATAGCAAAGAATATTTTTCTTGTATCTACAATCGTAGAAGTGAATGGATTTTCTTCATCTATACTAAGATCATTCTTTACTCTAACTACCGTGTCACCAACATTAAATGGATACAATGAGGAACCATTAACAGGTAAATAACTGACAACATCAACTTCATATGATTTATTATCGATGTCTTGATCTAAACCACTTCTAGGCCAATCTCGAAATGGGTCGGTCATATCATTGAATAACATAATTAACCAATACCATTCAGAACTACCATATAATTTAGTGGCAACTATATCAGGTGTTTCGCCATACTGTACGACATATTCTTTGTACCCTTTCAAGTTACCAAAGGTATCTACAAATTTTACTCTACGAAGAATATCAACAACTTGCTTAGTGTCAGGAGTTCCACCAATTCCATTTGGAAAATTTGTAAACGATGATTTTGGAAATAATTTACTAAACATCAGACATCTCCTCTACGAAATATATTGTCCGCTGTATGGACTGCGATATCTTGGAATGATAATGTTATTTCAACACTCTGGAAGTAATCGTCACTTGGTGTTTCTACTTCAGATGAACCTTGAAGTATTCTACCATCACCTTTAAGTAAAGTAGTTAATCCGTTTGCACTGAAGTTAGTTGCTATTGATGTGCAAAATGCCATTGGAATATAAGGGAATCCGTTATCTGTACCTGAAGGTTGCATAGTAATTTCCCATTGATGTGGGAATTTAAATGCTGTATCTGTTTGTCCTCTAAATGCATCATTTATAGAACTTCCTATATCGCCGGCTAATGAAGTAAAATCGACATTACCCAACCCTGTTGTTTCAGGATAACATGTTTTCTTTAAATACTTTATTATAGAAACAATTGCTATGGCATCTTGAGCGTTTTTAGCAAAGAGGTTGAATGTAAAGTTATGCGATCTCAGTGATGGCCCATTAAACAACAATTCTTCTTTGGGATTTAATTTCCTACCAAAATTAGCAGCAATTGCTTGTCCTACTCCTAGTACATCAGCACCTTGAGCCGCAGAACCAATTAAATCCACCACTCCTCCAATCACATCACCATTCCCCATAAATCCGTTAGCAATTTTAGCAATTCCACCTTCTTTAAGTAAACTAACTTGATCGTAGTTAAACGTATCTGTGGATGAAATATTATTAGGAACTGCTAAACGAATTGGAGGCATAGTTGTATTATTTAATGGAGCAGCAACACCAGCCTTTTTTCTTTCTAATAATGTTTTATATGGTCTAGGTTGCATTTGTAGATAAGGCGTACCAGCCGTATCTTGATGAACGTTTGGGGGATAACTTACAGACCTTGCTGCTAGTTGTGAAATACTTTGTCCGAATAATCCCATGAATTGTTCCCTATAAATAGTAGTATGGCATATAAAACAAAATACTCACCAGAAAATCCTCAAAAGTATATAGGTAACCCAAACAACATAATTTGTCGTTCTTTGTGGGAACGTAGAGTTTGTAGGTTCCTAGACGAAAATACCAAAATTATTCGATGGGGTTCTGAAGAACTATATGTTCCATACTACTCTCCTGTCGATAGGAAGAACCACAAATACTATCCCGACTTCATCCTGGAAAAGGCAGATGAAAACGGAGAAGTAAAAACCCTTGTAGTAGAAGTGAAACCCGAAAAGCAAACCAAACCACCAAAACAGCCTAAAAAGAAGACTAGGAACTACCTTCGTGAGTGTATGACCTACGAAACTAATATGGCTAAATGGAAAGCAGCAAAAGAATACTGCGAGAAGAAGGATTGGGAGTTTATCGTAATCACAGAATTGGATATTTTCTCTAAGTAGGGCCTATATACAGAGGAGAAAAATATGACAGGATTTAACGCCAATATAGCCAATGGTCTGAATAGACTTGCCTTTAGTTCTCTATCAAATAGAACCAAAGGTAGCACAAAACCTGTTTTTCATAAGCACACATTTGATGTCATTATAACTCCCCTTGGAACAGATGTTGCCCAGTTAGGATCATTTA